GGACGATGAGGAGGACGAAGACGACGACTCGGATGACGACGATGACGATTCCGACGACGAGGACGACGAGGATGACGATCCTCCGCCCAAGAAGGGCAAGTCCAAGTCGAAATCCAAGGACGAGGATGACGACGAGGACGAAGATGACGATGAAGACGAGGAGGACGACGATTCGGACGATGACGAAGATGAGGACGAGGACGAAGACGAGAATCCCCCGCCCAAGAAAAAGGGCAAGCCGAAGGCCAAGGACGACGAAGACGAGGATGACGAGGACTCGGACGACGATGACGAGGATGAGGAAGACGAAGAAGACGAAGACGACGAGGAGGAGGAGGAAAATCCCAAGAAGAAAAAGGGTAAGGCCAAGCTCCGCGCCGGCATGAAGGTCACATTCGAGCACAAGGGCAAGACCAAGAAGGGCGTCATTACGTCTGTCGACGACGACACGGTTTTCGTCGAGGACTCGAAAGGCGCCAACTGGGAGTTGGAGCCCGACGAAGTCACCGTCGCGAAGTAGTCTCCGTTCCGTGATTCTCACTGAACTCAGACCACACCAGGTCGAAGCTCTGGAAGCGGCGCTCCCGCACCAGGGCTTCGGCCTTTTCCCCGAGCAGCGCACAGGGAAGTGCCTGCTCTCTCTTGCTCTAGTCGATAAGCGGAAACCAGACGTACTCGTTATCGTCTGTCCGAAGAAGGCTCTCAGGGTTTGGAGAGAGCAGATCGCCGAGCACCTAAAATTCGACTGGGACTGCTCGAAGAACTATATCCACTACGAGGGCATTACTCGTAACGCGAAGGATCGTCGCTGGTGGAGAGCCCGGTTCCGCAAGACCTGGGCCGACAAGAGTATCTTTATCATCGTAGACGAGGGGCACCGGATTAAGGGGCGAGGATCGCTCCAGTCCACGATGATAAGGAGTCTCGGCAAGCTCTCGACCTGGAGGCTTCTCCTCACCGGAACGCCGGTCGACAAGGTCCGCGAGGATTCCTGGGCCGTAATGGACTTCATCGAGCCTGGAGCGTTGGAGGAGACCTGGGAGGAGTTCTCTGACCTGTACCTCCGAATAGAGACCGAGCGCACCAAGAAAAACAAGCAAGGCTTCTACAAGAAGATCGTTGGTTATCGAAACGGCAAGCGTTTCAAGCGTATCTTCAGACAGTACTTCTATCGGGTTACGCTTCGGGGAGCCCAGAAGATGGGCGGGAAGCGCCCGTACCGCGTCCGTAGGCGCGTTGTTCGCTTCGACCTTAAGCCGGAGTCGAGGCGGGTCTACAACGAGCTAGAAACGCAGCTCGTTAGCGAGGTCCGCAAGAAGAAAGTTAGCACCCCGCTCGTTGTTACTCTCGTGTCGAAGCTCCAACAGCTTACCGGCGGCTTCCTGATCCATAAGGAACAAGTCTTCGATGAGGAGGATTTACCCGTCCTTACTCCGAGGGGAGCGCCGAAAATAATCAAAACCATCATTCCTGTTGGACGGGAAAAGCTAGTAAGATTGATTCAGCTCGTAAAACGCTACCCACGGCACAAGAAGATCGTGATATGCGTTGTATACCGTCACGAGATTGAACGGATTGGCAGGCAACTGGAGAAACTCGGACGGTCCTGGAAACGGTTAGCTGGCGGCGAGTACTTCGATGGGGAGTTCGATACTGATACCATACTGATGCAGATACGCTCGGGCGAGGCTGTAGACCTTTCCGCCGCCACCCTGTTTTTCATGTATAGTTGGAATCACTCGAATATCGCCCATGAGCAAGCCAAGTTCAGAGTCCTCTCCTTCGATAGTGAGCTAGTTGACTACATATACCTTATCGCCAACGACAGCGTAGACGAGGATATATACGCGGTCGTCAAGAAGAAACAGAAAATGACGAGATTCGTTATCGACAAGTACAGGAAACGTCGGAAGTGAAAGAGTCCAAAGTACTCAAGGCAATCCGCGAGGAGTTGAAAGAGCCTCTACCGGAACCGCGAGTTGTTTCAACCACCAAAAAGAGGAAACGCGAAATGGCCAAGAAAGCCAAGAAGGGTCACGAGGACGAGGAGCTGGACGAGGACCTCGAAGACGAGGAGGAACAGGACGAAGACGAGGAGGAAGACGAAAAGCCCTCCAAAAAGTCCAAGTCCAAGGACAAGGGCAAGTCGAAGGGCAAGGACAAGGCGAAGAAAGCCGCCAAGTCCGACGACGATGACCTGGTCACGGTCGAAGCGCTGGCCGAGGAGGCCGGTATCAACGCTCAGTCGGCGCGCGTCAAGTTCCGCGAGGCGGAGTTGCCGAAGCCGGACGGCGGTCGCTGGCGCTGGCCGGAGGGAAGCAAAGCTCTCAAAGCAGCTCGAAAAGCTCTGGGGCTCTAGAGAGACTTCAGTGAGACGCCCCAGCATTCCCCGACTCGGAGACTTGTCACAGAGATTCTGGGATCAAGTTGACGTGGTCGGGGAATGCTGGATTTGGGGAGGTTATAGAACTCCTCCATCCCAGCGCATTCGGAAACGAAATTGTGGATACGGACGGTATTGGTTCAAAGGCGTTAAGTGGACAGTACACCGACTGATTTGGGTACTTCTCTACGGCACAACCGAACTTGACGTACTTCACTCCTGTGATAATCGGTTGTGTCTTCAGCCGAAACACCTATCACTCGGTGATGATCTCTCGAATACTCGCGACAAGATCGCAAAAGGACGCGCGATATACCCAGGGACTCCGGGAGAACGGCATCCTCAAGCCAAGCTAACGCTTAAGGATGTAGCTCTTATTCATAAACTACGCTCAAAAGGAGGTACCTACGTGCAAATCTCAAAACAAGTACCAGTGGGACCGACAGCCGTCGGAAAGATTATCAGAGGGGAGCGTTGGAGAACGCTCGGTCTCTGATCCAGTCACGAGGCGTGGGGCACCGCCCCTAGGCAGACAAGGCCGTAATCTGCGGTCCCTGCTTACCGTCAGCGAGTACGCAACGGCGCGCCTCTTTCTCAGGAGTCTCCCTTGTCCGAGACCAATCTCTGGAAGTGGCTTCATCCGCTCTGTCCCCGAGGCCACTATACTCGAATCGAGACCGGCGAGACTGGTCCAGGTACTCCAGACGTCAATTACCGTATTCAAGCCGCCGAGGGCTGGATGGAGCTGAAAGACTCCAAGCACCCGAACTCGGATACTCCCTTCACTGAGAAGACTGGTCTCTGGCGATCACAGAAAATCTGGATCGAGCAACACGTCCTATACGGTGCCATCGTCTGGATCGTGGCCCGCGTCGGTGAATACACCTATTTCGTTCCAGGTACAAACTATGCCGTTTTCAATGGTGCGTCCAAGAAACGGCTCAAGCACATGTCCTGTCTGATTCTTCCACGTACCGTTCCTTCGACCGCAATACGAACAATCAAACTACTGCTTGAAGGAGAAGACAATGTCCAGAGCAACATGCATATACAGGGATCGCCGGGGTCGTGATCGCTGTACCGAGTGTTCATTACATGTCGATCTTTGCCTGTGTTCGGACCCTGACGAGATGGCTCACCAAAGACTCACGACTGAGGAGAACCTGTTTCTCCACGAAGTCTCTCAGCGAGTTGGAGAGATCAAGAAGGAGTCGTCCCACCTGTTCGAGGAGCTAGTCCAAGAGGTCGGTATTGTCGGAACGGCCCTAGTCTCTCACAATAAGCACCGAACTCCCGCCCCGGACGTGATCGCGAAGAACCTCATTACCGTCGCCGCCCTGGCTACTCGTCTCGCCGTCAGCGGAACCGAGGAGTATTCCTTCCCCGAGAGCTGATGCGTGAATTTCGTGCGATAAACGAAAGCACGTTGCTTTATAATAGCGGAACGGCGCGGAATCGGAGTGTGAAATGGATCGCCGCTTCTGGCTAAAGGTCCAAAAGACGGCGAAGTGTTGGCTATGGCGTGGATATATTCATCCGTCGGGCTACGGGGTAGTTCGTCGTCGGAATCGGACTTGGCGGGCTCATAGATTCGCTTGGACGCTGGTACGAGGACCGATCCCGGACGGTAAGCAGGTACTTCATA